GCAACCAAATCGTCAGGTACTCCAAACTGCCTAGGCATACTTGGACCACCACCGATGATCCAACATTCCCCTCCTTCCCACATTTTCGGAATTTTCCACGCCATTACCCCGCGGTTAAGTCGGTCAACAATTCCTCAGCTTCTTCCTTTTTCAAGGCTTTCTCATTGATGACCTTACCATCCTCATTCACAACATTCCACCAACCTCCTCCACGGTGTCTAAGCTCATACTTGGGAGCAGCTTTCGTTTCCTCTTTCTTCTCCTTTTGTTCAGCTTGTTTTACCGTTACCTGCTTGCCAGTGGGATCCACCGGCTTGATGGTATCTCTGAAGCTAGGGGGAATCTCGTCTTCTCTGGCGTAAAATTCCTGTCCAGGTTTAATGATTTGCAACCTGCCTTGGATATTGGCATGAAAACTGCCACCTCCTTCTTTTTTCCAAAGGATGGCTTCTTTATTCTCTGTTTTACTTCGTTTCATGACATCTATTTTTATAAATCACTTGATTAGTGATTTAGGTTAAACACATACTAAGACATGTGTATAATACCGGTCTTGCCGTTCTGATCAGAGCGAATCTGAGGAACTTGAAGGGTCAGTACTTTGTACTTAGTAATGAAACGGCCTTCAGTCTGCCATTCGACATTCTGCATACCGAGTCCACGTACCAGCCTCACAACGTCGCTGGTCATCTGAACGGCCAGAACGTTATTGGCATCAAGAGTATCAATCACCTTCATTCCTTCGATTCCGGAAATCTTCATGATCCTCTCACGGATGGTAGTTCCAGGAGTAGTGGCATCGTAGTCCTTATCAAGAACAGTTTCATACGCGGTTGGGATGTACAACATCCACGGTCCGTAGAAATAGTTGTTGATTGAAGCCTGTTTCATAGCCAGTACACTGTTTATGATATCGGCTCCGGTCGTAGCACTAGCGTCCCAGTTACCATAAGTAGAGAGAGCAACCTGAACCCTGTCCGGGAAATTGACGTAACTGTAGATCTTGTTACGGCTCCTGGAATCCAGTTCGCCATAACCATAATCCGTGTCAGTGAAGAGCATATTTTCCAGCGTTTCAGCTACCCGCCTTGCGGCTCTCTCAGCGAGAGTCGTGTCGATTCCGTTCCCCATGTTACGGCTGGTTTCCAGCGCACGGGTGTTGATTTCGTAATCAACGTGAACAATCGGCAAGGGCAGATAGTTGTGCTGGAATATCGGCCTGTCATTCTGTGCACGGGTTACCCCGTCCATAGTAACTTCAGCCGTCAGCGCATCACCTACATCATGCCATTCCAGAATAGTGGATCCCATCCCGTTTCCGAGATTGTAGACAAGTCCCCGTGACACCAGATCATCGTAACCGCCAAGACGGTATTCAGCAATCTTCATCACAGCATCGTCCAGCTGCTTCCACTCATCCCTTCTGAGGGTACCATTTGTTTGCAATCCAAGATTGGTTGCAAGCGTAGGCACATAGTTCTTCGGGTCTTTGGGATCTCCTCCCTTAAAAGTGGTGACATAAACACGATTATCATCCCCAATCCAGGGACGCATCACGTTTGTATTCACACTCCTACCCATTGCCAAAAGTTCACTAGCGACTGCGCCAGTACCTTTGCCTTGATCAATAATATCAACGTGTGTATTCATTTCGTCTTTTTTAAAGGTTAAACAATACGCACAATGATACGTTGGGTAGTCTCAGCCCCACTTGATCCCGAAAGATCCAGTGCTTCAGTAGCCTGTCCTACAATGGAAAGTGGAGCTTCAGCAACACCAGCAGAATCTGCAGCGTATACTTTCAGATATCCATCTCCATTGGATTCCAACAGCGATCCGACAGAAGCAGTTTGTCCGTCGGCAAGAAGAGCGTATACTTGGTCACCCCTGTAGGGAAACCAGCATTGTACTTTGTCTCCGGATGAGTAATCATCATCCACTCCATTCCCCTGAAGTTCATCCTCTAAGGCGAACAGGGGAATAACAGCTCCACCGGAAGTGCCATGTGCTGCCACAGTCCCACCGGAACCTTCAGCGATCAACATTCCAGGAGTAATCGTACCACCGGCAGCGATTTCCTCAATGTGGTCACTGTACTTTTTGACTTTAATGGTGTTCTTCGCCATTTGTTAGTCCTCCTTTTCTTTATTCGCCATCACAACATCGATGGGGAGAAGTATCCCTCCTGACCCATCCTTATTCACTTCAAGAGACGTAGCCCCTTGTCCGGAATAATCGGTTGGCGTTACAGATTTGTAAATAGATTCCAGGGTAGTGTCATCCATAGCTTCCAACTGCTCTTTCGAAAAATTGTCACCTGAATTGTCCTCAATTCCCTTAATAAGAGAATCCCTGTGCTCCTGATAGAGCTTCACACCACTGTCCACTTGCGCTTTCATCTCTTCCGGCATAAGGGCAGTGTAATCCTCAATGGATTTGAGAGTGCCTTTGAACTCGTCAATGACTTCCTCTTTGTTTACCTGTGGAGCAGGATCTTCCTCCTTCTTCGCAGGTTCCATCGGGGATAATTTGTCCAGCTGAGACTCTTCAAGTCCCATAAGGAACTCTTTATCATCAGCCGTGAACCGTGTCTGCTTGTTAGCAATCAGTCGGTCCACCTTGTCTTCACAACAAGCCATTTTACCTCCTTCATTTTGGTTATTAGTACTCGGTTTTTTCGTACGAACCATCTTTTTCATGGTTTCGTAAATTACCTTGCGCTTGACCTCAACTGGGGGATCATCCCCGAATTCGACCACGCCACTGTCATTGACAGTATAGCCACGCTTGTAAAGAGTTTCGCTACCATTACCTCCCCTGATATGGACTGCATAGATGAAATAGTCTTCGTACACCTCCTGGAGGTGGTGATATTTCTGACCATTGATATCCATTGAATCCAATTGAGATTGCAATGATTGCAGGAGTTCTCTGTAGCCCTTTTCCTGATACAGAATAGGGACTACCGCATAACCATCCTGGTTAAGCTGCTTGAAGATTTTTGTCGAATCTTCCATACTACCTCCTTTCTGGTTTGCACGAATACCACATCCATCAGCCCACGAACAAGCCCCTTGCACTCCGGGCAAAAGCGCGAGATGGTCCGGTCTGTAGTTGATCGCTATGGATTCGTAGGTTTCTCCTTCCCACTCACCTTCAATGGGTTCAGAGTCGCTAAAAGTTCCCACACTGACATCAAGAGGATGACCTTGTATCACATACTCGTATGCATCAGGATCTACCTCTTTCAGTTTTTCCTCATCCAACCAAGCCTCAGCACGGAGTCCATCGCTATAGTGCGTATTAAAAACAAGCCCTACAGCACTTTCTTCCAATACTTCTGGAGAATTGGCCGAGATATTCTTCCCTTCCTCATCCGATGGATGATTTACAGTAATGGGAATACCGTTCCAAGCTTCTGTATACCTTGCAAGTGTCTCTTCTCTATGAAGAATAGGGCCATGGCTTCCGCTATGAACACCCTCTTTCATCATAACAACAGGCACCACAATGTACTTCCTACCTTCAAAGGTTTCTTCCCTTATCTGATAGTTGTTCACCTTGACAGAATACTTGCTAATTAGTTCTGTTGTTTCCATATTTTCATTGTTTCCTACACTTCCATTCGCCTGACGTATTGCAGAAGCCTCACAATTCTTTCCCCCCTTTGACTGACAACTTTTCAATGCACTATTTGCAATACGTACCCACTGTTTCTTCTGAGAAGGAGACAACCCCTTCTTGAATCTATCTACATCTTTTACTGTCCACGGCATATTACATTCCCTCCCTCGTTATCCTTCTCACCTCAACAGGTATTGCTATACATCTACATGCCGGATGAACAGGAATCATATGTTCAGCTTCTTCTAAACTATATCGGTTACCATGTAACCCAGCACAAATAGTGCATACCCTTTCATCTCCAGCTGTTGTGAACTCAGCAATCACAATAAGATCCTCTATTCTCCAAAATTTATATTCTGCCATGTTTGCCATATGGTGTGCCCGGACCACTTCTGTCCTGGCTAACAATTCTGATCTGGCTAGAGCCGGAGTAAATTTTCCTAGAATCCTATTAATACCAAGTGCAGCTGCACCAACTCCGGTTATAACAGCTACTATTTTACGGGATAGAGTCTCCGAAGAGTCTTCATCCAACAATCCCTGTGCTAGTACCTGGGAAACTTGCGTCTCCATTGTAGTTACTATCCGCTTCTGCTGTTCAAAAGCCTGATTGAAAGCAACTCCAACAGAGTCCATATGATGTGGTGCTAGTAATAGCGCAGCCAATGCTTCCTCATTATCTATCGCAGGTACATCCTGACCAGCCTTAATCAGTTCAGATCTGCCACGACGTATTCCCCGTTCATATGCACTCAGGATATAAGGATCCGTCCACGCTTGTTCTACTCCCCCAGCAATCCTGTGATAGTATC